AAACCAAGTCCATGAATAGTTCCTTTAGGATCTTCATCAGTATATAAATCAGAATGTTTTTTTGATTTTGCAGGTTGTCCTGCTTTTCTTGGGATACGAGGATTCGATCCCTCTGAAACTAAAAATCCATCTTCACGAACTTTATATCCATCAGGGATGGGTTTACACTTTTTGTCAGTGTTACAATAGTATTGTCCTTTTTTACAGGAAGTCTTTCCCATCTACAGACTATTCAGAGCTATTATTATTTAGTAAACCATCTTTTATCATTTTTGATAACTCACTTGTAGATCCAACAAATAATGCATTATTAGTGACTGTATTTTGTTTTTTGGGACTATCTTCATCTATCTCTTTTAATTTTTTTTGCAAATCCATTAACTTATCCGTGCTATCTGCAACACTTTTAATTAACTGACCAGCTACTTCATATGCTCTTGGACTTGCAGTTTCACCTGCAACTTCCATTATACCATTTATTGCTTCCTGTCCTTTCTCAATTAAAGAGTAGAGATTACCACGAGTATAATCATAATCCTTACTAACATCATCAGTAAGTTTTTGTAAGTTATTTTTCCGATTATCTTCTTTTGTAATAGCATTTGCTTCAACTGGTTCTGTGTTGAATGTATCGTTTAAGGAATCATATGAGTTTTTCATGATTATAGATCCTGATTTCGAGCAGGTGCAAATTCTTTACCGTCACCAAAGAAGGAACTTGTTTCAGTGAATCCAAAATCATCACCTGGTTCGATAAATGGTTCATCTTGTGTATCTATAACACCATCATCGTTATAATCCTTTTTCGCTTTTGGTACCACAGTATATCTTTGTTCTCTCTTTGCTGTTCTTGTGTTTGTATCTGAATAGTAATCCACTTGAACTTTGCGAATAAGTCCTTCGGGTGTTTTTGCAATATGACCAAACATAAAGGTTTTTGCAGTAAATGATAATGTGTATATCAATGCTCTTCGAGTAGAAAAATCACCTTCGTAATCATCTTGTTGTGAAATACCGTTTAATATCATAGGCACATCTCTCTTCTCTCCAATTGATTTAACTAAATCTATTGATAAATTAAAACCTGGTTGAAAGAAAGGTAATATTTGTTCTAAAATTTGTAATCCATCATCTTGCAACTTGACCAAAATATTTAATTCAAATCCTAAATTGTATGGCACAGGCATAAACACCTTTTTCATTTTATTACCGTCAGTACTATCCGCTGCCTTAAATGTTTGAGTTATACCTGCCTTTCGTGAAGCATCATATGAAATACTTGTTATCTCAAAAGACATTCTTGGCAATGTAATTTGAGTTGCTTTATTTAATTCTGGTTGTTGTTGGATTCTTGCAAGAAACTTTTGTCTCGGACCATATGCAACTGGAACTTTAATTTCTGATAATGGATTACCTGCTTGATCATCGTGACGCACATGAATATCATTAAACAGTGTACCAAATGCAATGACTGTTTTTCTTATTATTTCGTGATAAAAGTAATTTCCTAACATTAGAATGTACCAAATGGATTAGACTCCGTGAAATCGAGAATAGCGTCTGCCTCCGTCTCAAATATGTCACCTTCATTATATTTATCGGTACTATCATCCCTATCATAAATTCCTACACTGAATAAAGCACCCGATGTAAGACCTTTAATATCCTCTCCTTTGAAGAAACCAAGTGTAGTTGTTCCAATGCCAACATTGGAAATAGATAATATTCCAGTATCTTGATCCCAATTTTTGACTATTGCTCTAGTTTTTGATCTCTGTCCTTCGATGGTTTCATTGAATAGATATGTACCAATTCCACTAATTGTTTCAGGATCTGAAATTGTAACAGTTGGTAGAGTAGCAGTATATCCAATACCAGCGTTTTGTACAAATATAGAATTGACACGATTAAATCCACCAGCATCACCGATAGAAGCAATACCAATTGCACGGTCACTTGCAATACCAGCTGCAGGAGCATCAACAGTAACAGTTGGAACAGTTCCAAAACCAATGCCATTATCGGTCATTACAAATCTAACAACACCGTTAGATGCTGTATTAATCGAACAAGTTGCAGCAGCACCTGTTCCACCACCACCAGAAATTGTAATAATAGGTGGAGTTGTATAATTTGAACCAGCGTTAGTCAATAGTATCTTTTCTACAGATCTAACTCCTGCTCTCTCAGTTGTAAATGCTACAGCAGTTGCATTATCTCCAGATAGACCACTAGGTGATGTACTAATTGCAACAGTTGGAGTTCCTGTAAATCCAGAACCATCATTGTTCAAGAATATTTCACGAATATAACCAGAACCTAAAATTGGAGTCGCTGTTGCGGTTCTACCAACACCGATAAGTTGAAGAGTAGCAATATATCCTTCATCTTGAACCTGAGTATCAATAAGGTCAATCGAAGTATCAATAACCTCGTCCTCATACTCGAATAGTTCACACTTAAGTTTATAAACATAATTCTTTCCAAGTTGATAGAATGGATCCTCATGCTCAACAAACTTAATTTCAAATAGTCTTTGACCTAGTGGAAAGAATACTAAATCTCCTTCTCTTGGTCTTGAAGCAAGTTCAATATCATCTGATGATACCATAAAAGGAGCGATAAATTCTTCAAACCTCTCTTTTGATACGGTTAATTCAACTTCATCTCTTAAACTCATACCAAATTTTGTTAAAACATCACCAGCACCTGAATATCCATCATAAGAATTAACATACATTTCCACTGCAAAGTTATCATCAAACTTAGATGCAGTAACTTCTTCAATAATTGTTGATTTATTGACAAATTTTCTTGGAATATATGTGACCTCTATTCCATAAAGTCTAAGATGCTCGTTAATCAGATCTTGTACTAATCTCTGCTCACCTTGAGTCCCTTGTTGAAAGTACGGATTTAATGCCATTATTCATCACCCAATAAAATCAAGGGGAGGCATTTCGTAATCCATTGATGATCTATCTCTCAATTCTTGTAATTCTTTAACACCCTCATCATAAATCTCTCTACCATTAAGTTCAATACCACCAGGTAGTTTTGTTCCTCTAAATTTTAATAGATTTGCTCCCCATTGTTTTTTAATTAATGCAGTAAAATATCTTTTAACAAAAGGAGCATTATAAATTTCTTCAGTGTCTATTGCACGAAAACAATCAATAACAATAAAATCATCTAATTGTTGTGCTGACCAATCAATATCTAAATATAATCTGTTTTGTCTCATATTAAATCTGATTTGTTTTTCAGTTGTTAGTAAATGATCAATATCCTCTAAGTAAGTCTTTGTCATTGCATATTGTAGTAAATTCACTGAATTAAAATAATACAAATCATTTAAAAACAATTGATACTTAATACTAAACATTCCACCAGAAATGGAACTACTATCAAATTTAAATATTTTATTTACTCCTAATATATTATCTGGAACTGCTAAAAAATTTGAAGTTTCATAAAAATCACTTTGAACTGTTACATTTGAAGTTGATATACCAGTTGTAGTTACTATTCCAACTCCAGTTGTACCTGATGCCTTTCCTCTATCAAGATCATCTTGCGAAAATTTATGTTTGAGGTACATTCTCTCAATACCATTATAGTGACGTTCTTGGTATATCTGTACTGTATCATCAACTGCATCATGTAATTGATCATCATCTATATTAATTTCTAATACAGGAGCTCCTAGTTGACGCAAACCGTAATTTATAAGTTGTCCTCTATTGCTTGGTTTCATTATTCACCCTTAAGATTTGCAATTTCTTCAAGATATTCATTACGTTCTTTTTCAAAATCATTTTTTAGAGTTTGTAATTTTGCCTCTAGTAAAACATTTTGATTTAACGCTGCTGCTAATTTAGAATGATATAAGTTGACTAGTACATTAACGTCCACTTCACTGTTTGGTTGCATATTAGAAAGTTCCTCCATCGAGAGTCGATGTCCAATGTGGTTTGTTTGTATATATCACACTAACAGTGTTAGGAACTGATGATAGATTTGCTATCGCACCACTATTTCCCTCTTTTCTTAAATTGGCAGATGTATTAAATGTACCTTCAACACCAATCAAATTAACTGATGTCGCACCAGTTACTCCACTTTCTACAATACCAAAGGCACCAGTAACGTCCTGTTTAATTATATCTCCTGCAGCAGCAGTAATCGCTGCACTTAATGCTAAAGTGTTTTTAGTAATAGCAGTTAATACTTGTTTTGATGTTGTTACAGGAGACGCAGGATTATTTGTAGATCTCTGTAAACCAGTATCATCAAACCAAACAACACCACCTGAATTAAAGTCACCAGACTGATAGTAGATACCTTTAATATCTAAGAATCCTTTTGTACCAGATACAACACTAGCATTAATCGTAGCGTCAGGAACATAAGTCCATCTACGACTGTCATCACCGTGTGTGCCATGATTTCCAGCACCAGCAGTGCTTGAAGCAATTGAACTATCATCAAATCCAAAGAAACCATCCTTTTGATTTGCTGTTCCAGATGCAGTATTATATTTAAAACTTAATCCACGGTCTGTATTAGTATCAGTTGCATGTGTAATTGTAAACTGAGATCCAGTGGAAATTCCTGAAGTTGTAGTACCTGTAAAGGTAATCATCTTCGCACCTGGATTAATTGCAGTAACAGTTGTAACACCGCTATTAGGTAATCCTGTTCCAGCAACTAAATCATTTTGAGCAATACCAACTACATCATCTAAAATTGCAGTGGAAACACCACTAGCAACTGTTTGCATTACAGTTCTAGTACTGGTAACATCACCAACTGTCATTATCGGATCGTTAACAGTTGATTGTGTTGAGTTAACAGTTGTAGTAGTACCATCAACTTGTAAGTTACCCTTGATGATTACATCACCCTCATTACTTAAACCATCAGGAAATGGGTCAATGAATATCTTGTTATCTGAACCAGAGATAGAAGAAATGACATTATCATCAATCTTTATCTTATCAAATGTAGCATCACCTGAAAGAACTAATGTATTATCAATAGTTACCTTATTGCTAGTAAATCTTACATCTGCTCCAGCAAATCTTAATTCATCTGTTCCATTCTCATCATATTCTATAGTTGCATCAGAAGCAGCTGTTCCATTTACACCTCCACCAAATCCAAGTTTAGTGTCATCAGGAACCATTATCTCACCAGCACCATTAGGATTAATAATTATATCACCATCTGTATCAGTTGAAGATAAAGTATTAGCATCAATTCTTATATTATCTACATTCCACAAATCTACCTTTCGATCACTATCAAGAATTGCTACAATACCACCATCACTATTACGAGCATTTGTCACACCTGCTATCGTACCAGCAGCGTGTTCCATCATCGACGTATAAAAATGTCCTGCTATAGGATTAACATTTGTACCATCATCTCCTAGAAAAACTCTGTCCTTGTATTGATTTGTGCCACCAAAACTACCAATACCAGTGACATACGCCATCTCACCCCAGTTCAAACTAGCAGGTTTGGCTGTACCCGATGATCGTTTGATTCTAATTATACTAGC